CTTGCAATGCATCTGCCCCCCATTTTCCAATTCAGATCCAACTATAGGGCCTGAAAAATGGCACCAGGAAGACCCGATCTTTATTAAGAATTTGGTATGAAGTCCACGTAACTAGACGGACTGTAATACATAACTATAGGGCCTGAAAAATGGTACCAGGAAGATTTTGTATTATATGTAGCGAGGAAGACCTCGTGAGATTTCAGTTGTATTTACAACATTATTGCAAACAAACGACTAAACGTTTTGTGGTATCGTATAATCACATGAATGGTCACAGGAACACCAAGTATTAAGATTCCCCAAAAATTTTTATATTCTATATTCAAGAAAACAATAAAATGTATTAGAGAAAAAGAAGATAAAACTTTGAAAGAATGATTATTGTGGTAGTACCTTTGGAACCCACATCTAGATACAGCAATAGTACATCAACATGAAGTATAGTCCCCCTAGACGCAATAGCTTTTGAGCTCGCGTCGCTGTGCGGAAAGAAAACTTCTGAGACGAAATTGTGATGTTATACTAGAAAGATAATTGATTCCCTTTGCTATGAGTAGCATGATTTTCTGGGAAGTTATCATGTTATTTGTAGTAACTGTTCACGCGTATCCTTCGGCGTAGTGAATGATAGAGTTTTTACATGTCACTGAGAATGAAAAAGATAGAAAAAGGAAGTAAAGATGAGGTAACTACTCATCTATTGGAAATTAGAAAAAGACCGATGTAGAAAGAAGTAAATGGTATTAACTAACCATTAACCAAACACATGATCAAAATGTCGATTCTAACAGTTGTTAACACCGACGCTCGAACTTCCCCCCTTTCTGCGATTCTTAAAATCGCCACCACTGCACAAGAGTGCATTATTTCACACGAAGATGTGACACTCAAGACCTGCGATACTGCAGGCACTATCCTACCGCATATTTTGCGTGCAGGATTTAAGAAACTCACAAAAAAGACCATACCACCACAATTTGATGGTGTGATCAGAAAGGCAGCGTCTTCTAAGACGTCTCACAAGAAGAACCGTGTGGTTTGTGAATCAAATTTGATTCGAGTCCACATTACTGTGCTAAATGCACATTTAACCAGGAGGACCATTTTGGTCGATCCTAGTACCAGTATTCTTGCTGCATTGCGCAGTAATAATGCTGAGCCACCATCCAATTTTTGGATTTCTTGCAACAACAAACCGCTCAATCTCGAGCGATCGTTTGCTGACTACGGTCTGCAAAATGACACGTACCTGCAATACAATGAAAGGCTACGAGGTGGGTCCAAACAGTATTTACTGTTGCCTACTTATAGCCACGTGCAAGCTTGCGAGAAACAACTCGAATTTTCTGAATTGCGTTTGCAATCACAGACCATTCAGTCCACTGCCGAAGAAGATGCATTCATCGACGTGATGATGCAACGTTTGACTGAATTGCGATCAACCTTTTCTGATAGCGATCAGATTGTTGAGCTCCTGGAAAGTTTCTTCCAAGCAGCTTACTGGTTCCGCAAGTGTAACAGTCCCAGTGATTACGCCATGTGCACAGCATTAGCCTACAAGCTAATCCTGGGCAAAGGTGTCACCACATCCTTTATGCGCCTGTTAGGCCCAGTCAACAACCTTCAAGGAGAATTCGAAGACTGCGTGTCTGCAGTTCGTCGGATTCTCGACTTGACCACATCATCCCTCTCCAACCCGTTGGTTGAAAGATTAAGGAAATTATACACGTACCTACTGGTGCAAGGTTTTCTCAAACAAGTAGGGATGAGTATGTCGGACGAGGAATTTCTCGCCATGGACAAAAAAGCTCGTGTTCAGTACCAAAGTGAAACTGGTTTGCTAGTACTCGTCATCGACACAGCAATTATGCTGTGTGAACGTGTTTGTGCTTACAGAGCCACAGGTGATTGGATGAACCTTGTCCACACTGACGCTGCATATGCAGCGTGGTTTAAAGAAGCAGATCGTCTCTTGGGGCTTGGAAGTTTTACTTCCAACCTAGAGGCGCTAGGAACTACCTACTTTGCATACTGCTCTGATCTCAATTCGATTATCGAGAAG